ACATAATATCGCTTTCAGTTACAAGCGATGCCTTCAGATGTGCCTAAGTTGTGCCTTGATATGTGCCTTGATGAATGCCCGAGCATCAAAAGTATTTATATCTGAGTGGCGTCAGTAAAGTATATGTTTTTACTTGGGCCCGTGGTATAAAACAAGGCCATGGGCAGATCAACAGTTTCATCCAGCCCTGTCACCACCGGGGTCTGTGCAAAATCACTTTTTAACACCCCGTAATTGTCATCTGATTTCAGATACAAGTCAGCGTACTCAACGTCAAACTCAAACGCCCAAATTCTGTGTTTGCCTTTGTAATCTTCGCCAAACTCGAAATTTTTGACATCCAACTTTTCTGTCTTGAGAATTCTCACACCCAATAACTGTGTTCGCATGCTGAGCATTTGTATCACAGTTTCCCAGTTGCGTTGCTTATTTCGCATGCGCTCGTATTCGGGATTGTTGGATGTGACTCCAGTTTTGGTAATGTCTATCAGAGTATAAACTCGATGACGATGTATTCGTTGGTCTTCAAAATGCATGGTAAACTTATTTATCGTTTTTTTGTGATCATAAAAAAAGCACGGCTGGGCCGTGCTTTTTGGGTTTTACTAAACTATTAAGCGAATGTGTTGCCACTTAGACCGTTGTAGATGGTCCAGGTTGTTGACAAACCACTGGCTGCGTCAGCGTCAGTTGCTAGCACTGTGGCGATAGCTGCTGATGTGCCGGTGACGTCAGTAACTGAGCCTGATGGCAAACCTTCTACCATGAACATGCAGTTGCCTGAAGCTGGTGTACCAACGATGGTCACTGTGCAGAACTTTTCCAGAACGCGAACAACCTTTTCGAAGTTGCTTTCTGCTGCGTCGTATGCTGTTTCCAAACCTGTTGCTGCGCACTTGACGAACTTGACGTCGCGTCCGATAAATTCTCCTGGTGCTGCATAGCCGTTTACTCTTGTGAATGATGCCATTTTATTTCTCCTAATTTTGTTACGCTTTCGCGCTTGTAATTATTTATGCCTGATTATTTTTTTCTGAGCTTTTGATTCTGGTAACCCTTGTGCTCGACGTTGACGCAACGCCTGTGCTGTTGATTGCGGAGTGGATGCTGCAGACATTTTGGCGGCCATTGATGCACCAACATTTGTGGCTGATGCTGCGGGTGCTGCTTGCGCAGCGGCAGCTGGTGCGGGTGCTGTAGTGGGTCTAGATTGTGCAAACTGTTGTTTGGTCATGCCTCCGGAAGTTCCGCCCAGTGTGCGATCAGTGACATTGACATTCTGTTGTTGTAGTAGACTGACAGTTCTGTTGACTGCGGCCTGACGTTGTGTTGCATCGGGATACAATCCTGAACTGGTGATAATTTGATCTATTTCATCTACAGATATACCGTTTTTCATCGCCGCACGTAGTTGTAAATTGTGAAACAATTGTTGTTTCTGTTTTTGCACTTTTTGCGCCTGATTATATCGTGCTGCCTGTTGGGGATCATTGTCGATTGTAAGTTGACCGTTTTTATCAACGGCCCAAGGAGTTTCCATAGTTTTGGCAGTATCTCTGGCTTTCTGCGTCGCAGAATACACATTGGGTGCCAGTCCTTTGACAAATCCCTGAGCCAGACTGGGAATTCCCTGGGCAATAGTACCCAAGACCCCAGCTTCGGTCACAATCTCTTTAATCTTCATCTTTGAGTTTCCTGATGCCTCGGGCAAATTTGGCTGGATCCTGCCCACGTATGGCGTTCAGCAATCTGCGTTCCAGAGCATCTGCAGTTTCTGCATCATAACTCTCTCGGAGCAAATTGATAAAATTGATAGCACCGTTGATGATATTGTTGGCCCGGGATTCGATCAAACGCTCTCGATCACGATGTATCAATAGTTCGTCTAGTTCTGTCAGGATGCCACGTGTACGTTTTTGCAAGATTTCAATCCAATTTAATTTATTTATTACGCACCACAATTATCATTACAACACACCAGGCGGCCATTTTCAAAACTGTCCTTGCTCCATGATTCTTCTACTGACTTAAACCAGGTTATACACTCTTTTAAAGAATACTGCAAGGCATTATTATTATGCATCAGAGGTGCTAGCTGTGCATTGACCGCCTGATGATACTCCCCCTTGCCATAGGTCTTTGGGGAAAATCCAGTAAAGCAACAAGGATATACTTCTCCAGTTGAACTGATATAAATTGATCCTGCATTTTTAGTAAGACAATTGATTTTGTTATGTTTCTCAATACCCGGAAGTATATCTTCCAACAACACCATGTCTGTCTTTTTTTTATAAAACAAAACTTTGAAATTAGTTTGCCCTGTATATTTGCCCAAAACATGAACCAATTGCCCGCGCTTGTTGTAGACTGGTCCAGTATCTCTACACTGATCTATTAACTCAAACCTGGTAAATCCCAACTTTTTTGATAACTCTTGACATTCTTGAATCTGGTGTTGATTATGATCAAATCTGATCATTTTCCAGACAGCTACTCCACCTGCATCCATAAAAGTTTTTGCATTTTTTATTATGGTATTCCAGTTGGTATTTTGTCTATACAAATGGTGCGTGTCCTCTAACCCATCTAAACAAAATTGTACCGTAGCACCTGCCTTTGCTAATCTTTGCCAAAAACTCTTGCCTCTTGCTGACCCATTAGTACTAATATCTATTTTTAAATACGCGTTTTGCAACCTAAAATACTCAATTATATCTGGAGATTCTGGATTCATGACAACGTCACCAAAATTACCATTAATCCATATTTTTTTAAGTTGCTTCAAAAACTCGGAGGTGAAAATACATTTAACATTATCCAAGGTCAAATTAGTTTCAACATATCCATCATTATGGGGGTAACCACGAAAATTCCGAGGACAAAGAGGACACCTGGCATTGCATAATGATGAAATTTCTAAATGCACGTCTTGTATTTGGGAATATTCGATCATTTAAAAATCGCGTACAAACTGTGTCTATTAGCAGTTGTGATTGCTGTCATTCCGTGATAACTTTCAAAAGTATTATTGAGGATATATCCCGAATTTTTCTTCCAAGGAATTTTATGATATAATTTTGAATCTTTATAAAACTCTGTGCCTAAATTAATAGATGCATCATTGACATATACTTGAATAGCTATTGAAATTTCATCGTTGTCCAAATGCGGTCCAATAGTATATTTTTCACTGTCATCCCAAAAATTTATGCTAACAAATTTTACGTCTCGACAAAATAATTCTGAAATAGGGGTTGTCAAAGATTTGAATATATTGTGGGCTTCTTCAATTACTGAGTCAGGTTGCCACGGAATAGATCTTCTTGGTAATTTTTCCTGTAATTTTACTGACTCCCACATAAGATTTTCTGAGAACTTCAACTCAATTTTATTTAAAAAATCATCGGTAAAGACATTCTCCAGCTCATACGCCCAACTTAACCCAATATCTTTTCTATTAGAAATACTTGATGCTACGGTGTCAATATTTTCGTTGATTAGATTAAAGTTGAGCATATTATACCTTCTTTAACCCAGCCAGCATGCTTTTTAACTTGCTGCTGTCAACTGTGGCAGAAACTTTTGCTGGTTCGTCTCGATTGGTGAGTGTGCTGCCAGTCTTGATCTGACTCAAAATATTGCTACCAGATGGTCTTGTTCCGTTTTCCTGAGCGTCCTCGCCTGCATCAGTAATGCGCAGGGTCTCAAGATCGTATTCCAGATCCACCTTGGTGCCCACTCCACTGCTGCTGCGAGTCTTCATCAGTTGCAATTGGTACCTGCCTCGCTCACGCATGGCACGTGATGTAAAAATACCAAACACATTATCTGCTGTGTTAATTTTGCTTAAACCGCCAGCGATGTGACTGTGGTCAAATTCAATTTCTTCCACTGCTCCGCGATTCAACTGACTGGCAGTGATCATTAAAATATTAAGTTCTCGGGCCAGATTACGCAATTCTTCTGATACATATTTGTCTTTGACAAACAAGTCGTTGGGACTGACTTTGGCACTGACTGGCATCACCAGATCCAGATAATCCACCATGATAAAATCCAACGTCATGCCAGTCTGGATCTGTAGTTCTTTCAAATAACTGCGTATCTGATTGACGTTGCTTTGTGCGGGCATGTATTTGATACGTAGAGCACCACTCTTCTTGCCCACCATCCGAATTTTCATCTCCACAGTGTCTAGTTCTTTAAACACCTCTTTGGTGCTGACATTGGCCACCATGCTATCCATACGCATAGCACAAAGCCCTTCGCTAAGTTCCAGACTCAGGTAAACGCCATTTAGCCCAGCAGTGGCCCAGTTGATGGCAATGTTCTGCATGAACAAACTCTTGCCACTGCCCGACCCACCAGCAAAAATGTTAAGCTCGCCGCGATTCATGCCACCAAACAATCGCTTGTCCAAGGTAGGCCATCCAGTCGATACCTGGCCATTGTTGCTCTTGATGGCCATGAGTCGAGTTCTGGGATCGTCAAAATAGTCTGTGCCCATGTCTTTGGTCAAACTGATCTGCACTGCGTCTTTGATCAATTTCTCAACAGGATCATATTCGCCCTTTTCCAGCATGTCAGCAGCTTTGAGAATTGCTCGCTCTAACTCCTGACGTTTGGTGAAACTTTCAAATTCAGTTAAAAACCAACTGTAATGGTCCTCAGTCAAATCTGGCACATGTTTGAAGTCAATGCCAGTCACAGCCTGTGTCTGCGCCAGTGTGGGCAGAACTTTGTGTTCTTGAGCATGCTGTTTAATAAATCTAGCCGATTCTCTGAGGCTGCGATCAAAATTTTCTGGATTGTAAATGTTCTGTACACGCACATAGCTCTGCGCATCCTGCAACATCATTTCCAAAAATAATTTTTGTAGTTCTGGTGAATATTCTTTAGTCATAGTTTGTATCGTTGACAAATCATTGTAAAAATATCTTCATGATCTGACACTGCAGGCAAACAACTCACTTTTTTAACAATGTGTGATTTATAATCCACATTGTTTAATGAACAAAACGGAGATAATACATTTAGAGTTTGGTCAAGAAATTCGGACGCATTATGAGATACATGGTGAAAAAATACTGCCTGCTCACCCATCAGGAACGGGACCCACTCTGAATTTTCGTACATAAATTCGTCAATTGACTTGTCTACCCCCGGCCACATGTAATCATCTAACATTAAAATCCCAGATTCTGATATGTGCCTGAGGTAATATTTTATTTCATTTAATGTTTCAGGATAATTATGACTGGTGTCAATATTAATAAAGTCATATTTACGATCTGGCAGAAAATCTAGACTATTTGTCTCTACCAAATTTACCTGTCTATTACCCAATATAGATGAGTTGTCGTACAATAAATCATATATTTTTTTATTTAACATGATATCAATGGAGTCAGATTGCTATTTTCTGTCGAAGATTCAATCATTACGCCAAATGTTTTTCCTTCAAAAAATCCAATTTCTAAGATATTTTTAAATTTAAAAAATTTAATCAGATAAAAGAGCACTAATAATTCCGAATTATTACGCATACCTCTATCATACAACGAAAGGTTTTTGAAAATATGTGTTTGATAAAAATTATAGGGCATAGTGTTAATTATTTAACCTTTTTTTCAATTCAATTTTTAGTTTTCCAGTTTCTTTGGCATCTAGTATACTTTTAATCACAAACAATCGACCATATTTAACCACTGCCTCGTTGATGTCCTTGCAAGTTTCTTGCCACACCGGAAAACTCACCGACCACCCATACTCAATGGCATCGTTTATCAATTTAATTCCTGCTCGATCACGATCAGCCACTACTATGA